ATGGATTATCTAAAATTAATAATTCAAATTAGAGCTAGATTAAATTTATCTCAAAGTGACTTAGGAAAGTTAATTGGAGTATCTTTTTCTACCATAAATAGATGGGAAAATGGTAAATCGATTCCAACAAAAAAACATTTATGTATGTTAGAAAACATTTGTAAAGAGAATCGTATTGAAGTAGAGGAAGGAAAATAAGTTATTAAATATGGAAAAATTAATTGGGCTGTCGTTATTTGCTAATATAGGTGTTGCAGAAGCTTATCTAAAAGATATTGGAGTGACTATTGCTGTAGCAAATGAACTACTTGAAAATAGAGCGAAGTTTTATCAAGAAGTATATCCTGAAACAGAGATGATTTGTGGAGATATTACACAAAAAGAAATATATAATCAAATTATATCGAAATCAAAAGAAAAAAATGTCAATTTTGTCATTGCTACTCCACCATGTCAAGGTATGAGTACTGCGGGAAAACAACATCCAAATGATGAAAGAAATTATTTAATTACATATGCACTAAATGTCATAAATGAATTAAATCCAAAATTTATTTTACTTGAAAACGTTCCTCAACAACTAAGAACAACTATATTAGTCAATGGTAAAAAGGTTTTAATCCCTGATTATATTGTGGAATCATTAAAAGAAAAATATGTTATTAATGCAGATATAGTGAATTCAGTTGATTATGGTGTCCCCCAAATGAGACAAAGATCAATGTTTTTAATGGTTCGAAGAGATTTAAAAATTAAATGGAATTTTATAAGTTCTAATGAAAAAAGCAAACCTATCACTTTATTTGAGTCTATTGGTGATTTACCATCGCTAGATCCTCAAATTCAAGGATTTTCTTTGAAGGAACAACTGGAATATTTTCCCGATTATGAAACCAAACGGAATAATGGATTAAAAATATCTAAATGGCATTATCCACCAATACATAAACTAAGACATGTTGAGGTAATGAAATATACTCCAGAAGGTTGTTCAGCTCTTGAAAATACATTTTATTATCCCAAAAATAGCTCTGGCACAAAAGTGAAAGGTTATAAAAACACATATAAGAGACAGTGGTGGAATAGACCAGCGTATACTGTTACTACTTACAATGGTGCTATATGTTCACAAGACAATGTTCATCCAGGTAGATACATAGGTATAGACACAAATGGGGAAAAATTGTACTCTGATGCTAGAGTTCTAAGTATTTATGAATTGATGATTGTAATGTCTATTCCTAGAGATTGGCCAATACCTTCTTGGGCATCTGACAGTTTGATTAGACACTCTTTAGGAGAAGGTATTCCACCACTTATTATTAAGAAATTATTTGAAAATCTACTTAAGGAGTTGAGCCAAGATGACGAGAATTAAAGGTCTGTCGCTATTTTCTAATGTTGGAGTAGCTGAAGCTTATCTTGAAAGCATAGGAGTTGACATTGTTGTTGCTAACGAACTGGTTAAAGAAAGAGCTGAGTTTTATCAACATTTATACCCAAAGACAGAAATGATTTGTGGTGACATTACATCAGATGAGATTAGAGCTAAAATTGTAGAAAAATCAATTTCTAAAGGTGTAGATTTTATACTAGCTACTCCTCCATGTCAAGGTATGAGTAGACATGGAAAGAGAGACCCAAATGATGAAAGAAATTACTTAATTATATATGCTGTTGATGTTATCAAAAAGATAAAACCAAAATTTATTTTGTTAGAAAACGTTACTAAAATTTTAGTTACTAAGATAACCGTCAATGATATTACAATGCATATTCCTGATTATTTAATTCAAGAATTGGGTAATGATTATATTATTTATGACGATAACATTTTTAATGCGGAAGATTATGGTGTTCCACAATCAAGGTCAAGATGTATCATTAGAATGGTTAGAAAAGACTTAAAGATAATTTGGGCGAGACCCGAAATACAAGAAAAAATCACTTTGAAAGATGCGATTGGACATTTGCCAAGTTTAGACCCATTAATTAGAGAAAAAAACATGCGAGATTTTTTCCCTGAGTATGAGATAAAAAAAGAACAAGGACTTAAAGTATCAAAGTGGCATTATCCACCGACTCATAGTTGGAATCATGTTTTGTGGATGACAAATACCCCTTCTGGGAAAACAGCTTTTTATAATGATGTATATTATCCACAAAAAAAGGATGGAACTAGAATTATTGGGAGATTATCATGTTATAGACGTTATTCTTGGGATAAACCAGCGAATACGATAACTCAAAATAATGGGGTAATATCATCGGCTTGTTGTGTTCATCCAGGAAGAGAAATCAAAACTCCTGATGGGAAAACACTTTACAGTGATGCTAGAGTATTAACTATTTATGAATTATTAATAGTAACTTCATTACCAACAGATTGGAATATACCTGATTGGGCTGATGAAAGATTGATTCGAAATGTAATAGGTGAAGGTATTCCACCTTTGATGATAAAAGCTATTGTTTCAAAACTTATTAACGAAATTAGTAAGGGGGTATAGCATGGGTAAAAAGGGATTAATTAAATTGGTTCTACCAAAAAATTCAGGTAGTTATGAATTATTTAATGAAGCTATTGAAATTGTAGGGAAAAATCATGCTAAGATGGAAATGAGCCAATTTATCAACGATTTAACTGCTAGTCTCTCAAATTTAGATATAACATCACTTTATCATAAATCCGTTATGCCAAGATATTTTGGACTGTTATTTTATGAAAAGAGTTCAAAAATATTATATTTGACTGAACTAGGTATGGCATTTTATCTAGCTTCATCATTAGAAGAAAAAATTGATGTATTATTCGATGCTTTATCTTGTATAACTTTTGGTAGACACAATAATGCTGTTGATTCCGATTCGGACATTGAAGCACCGTTAGTATTTTTAAAGGCACTATTAAAAATGGGTAGTGCATCAAATGTTGAATTAGGATGTATTTTATATTATATGGAAGTTGAAGAAATCAGTTTAGATGATGCAATTCAAAAAGTTAAAAGAAGTTCTAACGTTGACAACGACAGAGCTAAGATAAAAGATGAAGGCGGTAATAAATTCTTCGATTTAAAGTTCAATGTTCTTTTTGAAGAGATGAACATTATAAAAAAAGTAGATGGAGAATATAAATTATCAGACTATGTGTTAAGAAATTTTAGTGATACAATATCGGATTTTGTGGAGGTTAATATGATTGAAACATTATATGGTAGTGAAGCAGAGTATACCCCATCTTTAACTGAATACAACCCGGGGATTACAAAAGAGCAATGGGTAGAATTTATAAGTAATAATAAAGAAACATTAAAAGAATCATTACATCTTATTAAAGCCATTTATGATTGTGGTGGTGAATGTGATTATATTACCTTATCAAGAATATTAAAGAAAAATGTTGTTTCTTCTAGTATTGGGGCTTGTGGTTTTTTTGGCTTAAAAGCTAAAGAATATTTTAATGTTCCTGCTTATATAGAAGATGGAAAGGAAAAATATATTGCTATACCTTTTCAAGGAAGATATGTTAATGTAAATTCAAAACCGTTGTACTCCTTAAGAATTAGACAAGAATTAAAAGAAGCTATTAATGTGTTAAATCTTGGAGATGACAAAGATGTAAATCAGTTATCTGAATATGATAACTGTGACAGGCTAAAAGGTGGAACTAATATAATTATATATGGAGTACCAGGAGCTGGTAAATCATGGACAATTAAGAATGAATATTGTAATGATGATAATATGATGGAAAGAATAGTTTTTCATCCAGATTACACTTACTCAGATTTTGTTGGTCAAATATTACCAAAACTTGGTGATGATGGATCTGTCAGTTATGAATTTACACCTGGACCATTTACAAAATTATTAAAAAAAGCATATACAAATCCTAGTGAGATGTTTTATCTTGTTATAGAAGAAGTAAATAGAGGAAATGCACCAGCTATTTTCGGAGATATATTCCAACTATTAGATAGAAATATAGATGGTAGAAGCGAATACGAAATAACAAATAGTGATATTGCAAAGATTGTATATGGTAATGAAAATCATAAGGTATCAATCCCATCAAATATGTCAATTTTATGTACAATGAATACAAGTGACCAAAATGTCTTTACACTTGACACTGCATTCCAAAGAAGATGGAGTATGAGATTAATAAAGAATAAATTTAAAGAAGGTAAAGAAAGTGAACTTGCTAATGCACGAATTCTAGATTCAAATGTTACTTGGGAGAAGTTTTTTACTGAAATAAATAAAATAATACTTCAAAAAAACATAAGAATGACTTCTTCAGAAGATAAACGCCTGGGGACACATTTCGTTTCACTAGAGGATTTAAATTATGCTCAAGGCGATGAAAAGCAGAATAGTAGGTTTCCAGAAAAAGTAATCAAATATTTATGGGACGATGCTTTTAAATTTACTAAAGAAGACATCTTTGATTTAGATAATGTAAAAAGTTTAGAGGATGTTATTGAATACTTTGTAAATGCACAAGGTGATGAACGATTCAAAGTCTTTAAAGAGAACATATACAACACTCTAGTAAGAAATTAATGGGGTGAGTATATTACATGCCAATAGATCGTGATCATTTTAATTTGCGTGAACACTGTCACGTAAATAGTAACGAAGATGGAGATAGATTTGTCGGAGTAAAGGCTGATAGTGATAATGTTGTAATCTATTTTCCAATGGGGTATGAATTACCTACAAGCGAAGATGAACTAAAAAGGGATATAAAAAATCTATTTAATGTTTTAGCTACTTTTACAGATAAAACAGATAGAATTCTTCATATGGATAGGTTTACCGCTCCACATTCAGTTGAATTTCCTATACAAGCATATCTAAATGTTATTAATTACTATTTAGATCATAATGGAAATTATTATACAGAAACAGAATCAACTTATAAAGTGGACAAACGAGGAAAGACTGATTGGAGTAGAACAATTAAAACTCAAACTCCAATGATTCAAGGTAAATCACTTTTATACTTTAATCAGGTGGTCAGAGTTTCTTCCCAAAATGCAAATCGACTAATTACACGAATACATAAATATTGTGTTTATGAAAGTTTTGAGAAAATCGGTTGGCTTTATACTACGAATAAGCCTGAACAACCAGATATTGTTTTTGATAAAACAAAATTTATTGCGACCTTAAATGATAAATTGTCTAATACTAATAATGACAATGATAAGAAATTATTTAGATCAATGATTGCCATGATTGAGTTCATGGATGATAAAACAATTGATAAGCAATTTTACTTTGGAACAGATAGATTTGAGACAGTTTGGGAAAAACTTATTGATAAGTTTTTTGGTGAACCCAATAAACATGATTATTTCCCACATGCACAATGGACTGAGAAATACGGACCAGCTAAAGGTAGACCTACATCGGCTCTTGAACCAGATACAATCATGATTTATAGAGATAAATATTATGTCCTAGATGCAAAATACTATCGCTACGGTATATTGCCTAGATTAGGTATCAATGCATTACCACAGTCATCTGACATTAATAAGCAAATCACTTATGGTCAGTATGTAAAGAATAATAAAGCACCAGTTGGTTCAGAAGTGTTTAATGCTTTCATTATGCCTTTTAACAAATCAAATAATGATTTTAAGATTACTGGATGGTATGGTAATGTTGCAGAAGCCATTGGCGATTGGATTAGTACCCCTCAGGTTTATGAACGAATCCAAGGTATTGTTGTCGATACACGATACCTACTAAAAAATTATGATGGAAATCATGATTATGATAAAGAACTTCTAAGTATTGAAATAGAAAAAGTATTAACTGAATAATAGAGAAAAGAGAGATTACAAAAATCTCTCTTTTTTTATATGCTGATTTCTTTTTTTCTAGCTCTATATCTATTTTGATTTGCTCTGTTAGCACATTCTGGACAACAATACTTTTTCTTTAGTGAAGTTCTACTTACTTTAAAATATCGACCACATTTTGGATTTGCACACAAGCGAGTAAGTTCAAGATTGGGTTTCATATAGAAAATAGAAAAGTAAAGTGCACTCATTAAAGATTCGACTCGCCATCTTGGTTCCATAATTACACTGTCGTATTCAGGATAAACCCCAGTAATATTTGAATTAATCTCTTCAGCTATTACAATTTTTGTAACCTCTAAAAGAGCTTTCTTTAATTTATCATCAAACTTATCCCATTTAGGTTCTTGAGCAAAATTAATATTATCAAATGAAACTGACCAAAACCATCCTATATCAACAAAGGTATGGAATAAAAACTCAATTATCAATCTTGCATCTTCGTTAGCGTCTTGATGATTGACATAAGAATGAACTATTTTTCTCCAAAAGTTATCTAGTAAATCGTCATCATACATAAAATGTCTATATGAATCAAGATCTAACTTATATTCACCATATATAGAGTCAGTTATTTTTATGTTGTAATCTTTATCAACTTTTAATTTACTTTCATCATCGTTAATTGATGCAGAAATATTTAGTTCATCATATAACTTTTTATGTTTGCAAGTTTTATATTGATGAGGTCCGATTTGAATGGTTGTTTCTGGACTTAATAACAAAGCCAAAGTCAATGTTAATATTCTGTCATAATTTTTTCTCTGAATCTCACTTATTTGACTCATTAATTCTACAGTGGCTTTCATTCTAGAGATAATTATTAATAATGAATCGTCATCGATTTCTTCAAATTTATCGATATTAATTGGAAAGAAGAATCCGTTTTTTTCAAAAAATTTTTTATAGTTTTCAATTTTATCTTCATTAATGGACAAGAGTGAACTTAGAATATTTCTTTCCTCCACTGCACCACTTTTTAAAGATACACGTACAAGTCCATCATTAGGTTCAAAAGCAAATTTCACAGGTTTGTTTTTTTGAGAAACTACTTTAATTACATTTCTAGCTTCATCTGGACTAACATTTATTGTGTCGACCGCACAGAAACAAGCAAAACTATCAAATGTAAAAAGGCTATTTTGATAAAAATTTTCACTTAAATTCATATTTTTTTTCATTTTTTACCTCCAAAACAAGGCCATTATTAGGTGCATAAATTATGCATTTAATAATGGTGTTTTTATTTATTCTAATTTAACTAATGATAAAACTAATAGACACTCAATATTATAGCACAAAATATACAAAAACCATATATATATTAAATTACAATTTTTCATAAATAATGGTATTTTTGACTATATTCAATTATTTTGTTGATGGTGATAGACTACACTCAGTAAGATAAATCTTACGTAAATTTACTACTTTTTCACTTCTGCGATGGCATGATCACCCATCAAGCAGTTCCTTAATTTCATTAAGTAGTAACCAATTAATAGTGGAATGCTCTCCTAAGGAAAGAGCGTACTACAAAAACAATTCGAGATGGATGAATTCCAAAAAAATCGAGGTTTTGTGTACGTTTTTTCAGCATGCCCAAATTCCAAGAACTTCCGTCTCGAGAAATCAAACGGAGGTTTTTTATATGAAGATTAAGTATGTTTTTACAGATGGTACTGTTAGTGAAGTCGAAGTAGATGAAGAGTATGGTCGTTTACATTTGGAAGCTGAACGAAAGATCGAAAATGACAATCGTAGATGGAGATATCACGTTAAAGCATCTCTTGACAATTGCGATTATGAAGGTGAATGGTTCCAAGATCCAAATCCAACACCACACGAACAAATGTTGATAGATACCGAGTATGCAGAATCAGAAAAGAAAGTTCAAGAATTCAAGAAGACTTTAACTGATATTCAATTAAAAAGATTAGAAATGCTCGAACAAGGAGTGACACAAAGAGAGATTGCTGATAGAGAAGGTGTCAACTTGAATGCAGTTCAAAAGTCCATTGAGCAGATTAGAAAAAAATATAGAACATTTTTTGACAAATAGGGTGGTCAAAAGGTGGTCGAAATCTCCATACAGTGAGGGACAAAGATATCCCCAGAAAGGAGATACAAGATGAAACACAAAATGAATATTAATGTTTCAAAGGAACAGGAATCAAATGGTGTTCTGACTTGTAAAAAGGTGAAGATGAAAAAAGGCTTATTTAAAAAGTTTTTTGGAGACTCACAAAAAGTAACAATCATTATTCCAGGAGATTCAGTAAGTGATGTCACGATTAGTGAAATCAAAGAGAAGGGTGATGGTGGAAGCGGTGGCAGATAAATTACATTCAAGAACTCATTCACCAAGTAAGTCATCTATATATTTCACATGTCCAGCAAGCACAAGGTTTATAGCAATGTATCAAGAAGAACCAGGACCAGAAGCTATATATGGAACAGAAACACACACATTAGGTGAAACATTACTGAGACAGTCACTTCGATTATACGATTTTGACAATAAAGAGATTAAACCAATTGAAGAAACCATAAAAGGTTTAACTCAGTATGATGATGAAATGCTAAAACTTGCTGAAGGATACGCAAATAAAGCTATGAGTCTAATTGAATCTGAAAGAAAACGAATCGGACATGATCCAATAGTTTTTATTGAAGAAACTTTAAACATGAATTGGCTTATGGAAGGTATGGTTGGAACCTTAGACTTAGGAGTTATTGCTGATGATGTTATGACAGTTTTAGATTTAAAAACTGGTCGCTCAAAGGTGGATTCATGGGTTTCAAAAGAAGATGGCAAGAAAGAACCCAATTCACAATTAGGACTTTATGCACTTGGTTTATACCACAGCATAGGAAAACTATATCCAATTAAGAAAGTAAGAATCATCATCGTTCAAGAAAGAATCTACCACATTTCTGAATATGAGCTGACACTTGATGAGTTACTCGAATGGGAAAGAAATGTAGTTATTCCAGCCATTGATAAAACTCTCGAACCCAACCCTACCGCAGTTCCTAGTAAGGGATGTAAATGGTGTCCTGGTAAAGATGTATGTGCAGCAAGGAGAAACGCTAATCTCGGTTTATATGAAACCTCTAAAAAACAAGTGGATTTATTATCAAATGAAGAGATTGATGAGTTACTACCTAAGTTAGACGATCTTATTAAGTTTGCGGAGGATATCAAAGCCCACGCAATCAAAAGGATGCTCGATGGATATAAGTTTAAAAAACACAAACTTGTGTATTCACGAGTGACACGTTCTTTTAGTGATAATGACACAGTTGCAAAAATCTTACTGGATAACGGTTATGAGGCTTATAGCAAACCCAAATTACTAGGAATAACAGAGATTCAAAAACAACTAGGGAAAGCAAAACTAAATGAACTTTTAGGTGAATACATCACCACAACGAAAGGTTCAATCACCATTGCTACATCTGATGATGAGCGTGAAGAAGTAAACATTGAAAGTTATAAGGAGGATAAATCTATATGAGTTTTGCATTTGAAATTATTAAGGGACAAGAAAATAGACCAATAAAACTAGGTATCTATGGAGCTGAGGGAATTGGTAAGACAAGCCTAGCCAATGAACTCCCTGATGCTTTAATCGTTGATACAGAAAACGGTAGTTCAAGAATCAATTGTAGAAGAATTAAATGTTCAAGTTGGGAAAATCTTATTGCCGTTGTCAAAGCAGTTATTGATAATCCTTCAATCTGTAAAACGTTAGTTATTGACACATTAGATAAAGCTGAAAGTTTCTGTATTGATTATTTATGTCAAAAGTTCAGAAAAGCAAATATCGAAGATTGGGGTTACGGGCGTGGATATACCATCTTACAGGATGAAGTAAATCGTTTATTTGAACAATTAAACAAGGTAATCGATGCAGGTATTCATGTAGCAGTAATCGCACACGGTAAACCAAGAAAGTACGAATTACCGGAGGAAGCTGGAGCTTTCGATAGATGGGAGTTAAAACTCACTAGACAAGTAGGACCTCTCTTCAAGGAATGGTGTGATATTTTACTTTTCTGTAATTACAAGACCTATGTGGTTACAACAGAAAACAATACTAAAAAAGCCCAAGGTGGAAAACGTGTAATGTACACCACTCATCATGCTTGTTGGGATGCTAAAAACAGATTCAATTTACCCGAGGAATTAGAACTTAGCTATAAACCTATTGCTCATCTATTCAGTGGTAGGGTAGATGTTCAAATAAAGGCAGAAGATGACTCTTCAAAAGATAAGTCAACCAATCATGCAAAATTACAAAAGTTGATGGAAGAGTCAAATGTTAGAGCAGACGATTTAGAACAAGTCGTTATTGAACGCGGTCATTATCCAGAGAATACAAAAATTGATGACTTTTCAGAAGATTTCATAAATCGATGGATATTCCCTAATTGGAAAAAAATCGTAGACACAATCAATAAGAATAAAGAAGGAGATAAATAATCATGGAAGAAAATAAAAACTATTTAATCGATTGGAATGATGAAATTTCAAATGAAGGTCAGGAGTTTGTCACTCTTGAAGAAGGAGATTACTTATTTAGAGTAATCAAGTTTGAACGTGGAAGATATTTAGGATCAGCTAAAATTCCGCCTTGTAATAAAGCAATCATTACAGTTGAAGTTCCTACTGAAAAAGGCGTAGCAATCGCAAAAGTAGACCTTATCTTATATCGAACACTTGAATGGAAATTATGTGCCTTCTTTAGATCTATCGGGCAAAAGAAGCATGGTGAAAAACTTGTCATGGATTGGAATAAGGTGCTAGGTGCTGTAGGCAAAGCTCACTTTAAACCTCGTACTTACACTAATCAAAATGGTGAAGAAAGAATCATAAACGATATTGAAAAGTTTATCGATTACGATGAAGAATTCTTCAAAGAACAAGGATTAGACAACCAAATTGAAATCTCAGATGATGATTTACCGTTCTAAGAGGTGGTTATATGTTAAGACCATATCAACAAGAATGCATTGATGCTATTAAGCATGAATGGTTTGAAGAAGAGCACTCTCGAACTTTGGGGGTGCTCCCTACCGCTTCTGGTAAAACAATCATCGCAGCTGGATTAATCCAAGACTTAATTGATTCATCCAAAAGAGTGCTATTTTTAGCACATCGTAATGAATTAATTAATCAAGCCTATGACAAAATTAAAAGTTTTACAGGTATTGAATGTGCAATTGAAAAAGCGGAAGAAACATCAATTGGAAAAGATAACAAAGTCGTTGTGGGGTCCATACAAACTCTTTGTCGAGAATCAAGACTTAGTAAATTTCCAAAAGACTATTTCGACATGATTATCGTTGACGAATGCCATCATATTTTAGCTGATTCATATATGACAATTCTCAATCATTTTAATGAAGCTAGAGTTCTTGGTATTACTGCAACACCTGATCGTGGCGATCAAAAGAATCTAGGACAATTTTTCGATTCAAAGGCATATGAATACACAATGGCACAAGGAATAAAAGATGGGTGGTTATCACCAATTAAAGCACAAATGATACCACTTCAACTTGATATTCATGATGTTTCAATTACACAAGGTGACTATAATGCAGGTCAAATTGGTAGTGCCCTTGAACCATATTTAAACCAAATAGCACTAGAAATGCTTAAGTACTGTAAGGATAGAAAAACTGTCGTGTTCTTACCACTTGTTAAAACTAGTCAAAAGTTCTGTGACTTGTTGAATCTTTATGGAATGAGAGCGGTAGAGGTCAATGGCAATAGCAAGGATAGAGACCAAATCCTAGCTGACTTTGAAGCTGGTGAGTATAACGTTCTATGTAACAGTATGTTACTTACAGAGGGATGGGATTGTCCATCAGTGGATTGCATTATTGTCCTTCGTCCTACAAAGGTAAGAAGTTTATATCAACAAATGGTCGGTCGTGGATTACGCATCGCTCCTGGAAAGAAAGACTTATTATTACTTGACTTCCTTTGGATGACTGAAAGACACGATTTATGTAGACCAAGTGTGCTAGTTTCAAAAGATGCTGATATTGCAGAAAGAGTCAATCAAAAGATTGTAGATAGTGGAGCAGGAATAGATCTTATTTTTGCTAACGAAAGTGCTGAAAAAGATATTATTGCTGAACGTGAAGCTGCACTTGCTCGTGAACTTGCTGCAATGAGAAAAAGACAACTTAGACTTGTTGATCCAATTCAATATGCATTCTCTATTGAAGCAGAAGATTTGGCACGTTATCAGCCTACATTCGTTTGGGAAATGGGACCTGTCACTGAAAAGCAAAAAGACTACCTTGAAAAACATGGCATATTAGCTGACACAATAGAAAACTGTGGACTTGCAAGTCTTATCATTGATAAGTTAAAGAAACGCCAAATGGAAGGTTTAGCTACACCAAAACAAATTAGATACTTAGAAAGCAGAGGATTCCGTCATGTGGGTACATGGAGTTTCGATGATGCTACTGACATGATTAACAGAATCGCAAGTAATAACTGGTTCATACCTAGAGGTATTAATGCCGCTACATATCAACCTTAATAGGAGGGTCATATGGACAACAACATTATTAAAGCTCTTAAAAATCTAGATGTTTCATCCTTAACATATCAAGAATGGATTAATGTTGGTATGGCATTAAAAGCTGAAGGATATGATTGGAATGTTTGGGATGATTGGAGCAAGAATGACTCTCGATACAAACCAGGAGAATGTGAGAAGAAATGGAGGACCTTTACAGGGTCTTCCACTCCCATCACTGGTGGAACAATTCTTCAAATGGCAAAGGATAGAGGATATGTTTCATTTTCCTTTGATGGCGATGGATGTTTAGATTGGGATTCTGTAATTGAGTATGATGGCGATGGAATCGTATATGAAATGCCAAAATGTGATACACCAGTTGAACAGCTAACCAAGTATATAAAAACATTATTTAAAGAAGATGAATATGTGTCATACTGCACCAATGATGTGTGGCAAGACAAAGATGGAAAATGGATGCCTTCAAAAGGTGCTTATGATAGAACAGCAAAAGAACTGCTTGAAAGTTTAGAAAAACATCCTGACGATTTAGGAGCAACAGTAGGAGACTGGAAAGATGAATGTGGTGCTTGGATTAGATTTAATCCAGTTGATGGAAAAGGAATAAAGAACGAAAACATTACACGTTTTGAATATGCTCTTGTTGAGTCAGATGATTTAGCAATATCAGAACAAGACGCAACATATCGAAGACTTGAATTACCTATTGCTTGTTTAGTAAGTAGTGGTGGTAAAAGCCTACATGCAATCGTAAAAGTCAATGCGAGTGATCAAGAAGAGTATCGTAGAAGAGTCGACTTTCTTTATGACTATCTTGAAAAGAATGGATTAAAAGTCGATAAGCAAAATCGAAATCCATCACGACTATCTAGAATGCCTGGTGTAACAAGAAATGGAAAACAGCAAACATTAATTGCAACAAACATAGGTAGAAAAGACTGGACCGAGTGGATGGATTTTGTTGAAGGTATCAATGATGAACTACCAAGTTTAACGTACCTTGCTGATAAACTGAAACATCCTATAAAATTACCGGAAGTTTTGATTGAAGGTGTATTAAGAGTTGGACATAAGATGATTGTTTCAGGTTCATCAAAAGCAGGTAAATCCGTTTTACTTATGGAACTTGCTATATCACTTGCATGTGGTGGTTTATGGCTTAACTTTAAATGCAAAAGTTCAAAGGTGCTTTATGTGAATCTAGAAATTGATCCTGCATCATGTATCAACCGCTTTAAGACGATTATGGATGCAAAAGGTATCGATTATAAATATGCAGATAATATCGCAATATGGAATCTTCGCGGACATGCTATCCCAATGGATAAACTTGTTTCAAAACTTATTAGAAGAGTAAAGAATCAAAACTACTCTGCTGTGATAATTGATCCGATCTATAAAGTTATTACAGGTGATGAGAACAAAGCATCAGATATGGGACAATTTTGCAATTACTTCGACCGTATTTGCTCAGAAACAGGAGTATCGGCTATTTATTGCCATCACCATTCTAAAGGCACGCAGGGGCAAAAAAAAGCCCAAGACAGGGGGTCTGGAAGTGGAGTGTTTGCACGTGACCCAGATGCTATCATTGACCTTATTCAGCTTGATACTACACCAGAGTTTATTCTAAAAAATGCAGCGAATGAATTTTCAACAGCATGGAGAGTTGAAGGTTCACTACGTGAATTCCCTAATTTCAAACCAGTGAATATTTGGTTTAACTATCCAGTCCATGTGGTCGATGCAACGGGAGTACTACAAAGTATTTATGCTGAAGGTTCGAGAGATGCTAATCTCGCTAAGTCAGGAAAAAGAAAGCAAACAAAGGAAGACCGTGAAGAGGAGTTCGATGATGCATTTGATGCTGCGTGTATGGGAAAGAAAAGCTGTACAGTAAAAGAACTTGCTGAGTACTTAGATGTTACTGAAAGAACTATTCAATCAAGAATCAAAGAGTTTAATGATAAGTATTTATGCAGTAAAGGTGAGGTGTTTAGAAAGTGATGAATGAAACGAAAAAAGGAGCAAATATCATATTTTCGCAAAACGAAGAAAATAGGGAAAAATACCTATTTTCGGAAAACGAAAAAAGGGCTTATATATATAGTTTCGCTTCGCTTACACACGCTGACGCCTCGTTTTGTAGGAAAGGGCATTTTATGATGCCCCTTTCCCAAAACAAAGCATCGAGAGGCAACTCCCTTTTTTCAAAAAAAACGAGGTGGTCTCATGAAGATATTTTTACTAATTAATCCACCGAGAACGACAGCTCAAATGCAGAAGATAGCAATGGTAAATGGAAAACCTAGAATCTATAAGCCGTCAAAGGTTTTAGAAGCAAGAAATATACTAATCAAACATCTTAGACCTTTCAAACCTAAAGAAACGATACAAGGACCTGTTGAACTCAAAGTCACATGGCTATTTCCAAGAGGGAAAAACCATAAGCATAATGAATGGAAAGTAACAAAACCTGACACAGATAACTTACAAAAGATGCTGAAAGACTGCATGACTCAACTTGGATTTTGGAACGATGACGCACAAGTGGTAAAAGAAACTTGCGAAAAAAGATGGTCGAATGAACCATGTGGAATATCAATAGAGATTTTAAGTCTTGAAAAAATATTCATCGAAGGAGGGTAGGCTATGACATCAAAAGAATATCTCGAACAAATCGGAAAGCTCGAACACACTATTAAGTGTATGAAGATGCGTTCTGAGTACTATGATGAAATGAGCTTATCCATTCCGGGTCCATGTTTGAATCGTGAAGGAACAAGTGGAACAAGGAATCTAGAAGCACCATTTGTCAAGTGGTTAAATAAGAAGTTTGAAATTGATGCTGAAATCGAAATGAAGGAAGAAGAACTAAGAAATCTTAAAGCAGAAGCACTATTTAAGATTGAAACAATGACAAACGAAGATTATAAATGTATCCTAATTGATAAATATTTCAACCATCTAAATTGGGATGAGATAGCGACAAAAATATTTGTAAGCAGAAGTACAGTGAAGAGATGGCATGAAAGTGCATTGAATGAACTAAAATTATGAACCGCTTTGAACCACTTTGAACCGTTGTTAATATGTCAATAGTAAGGTATAATTATAATAGGCAAAAGCTATAAAAACAGAGCTCATAAGAGGCAACTCCTATGGGCTTTTTTCATGCAAAAAATCCGAAAGGAGGAAACAGATGTGCCTAGCAAACCAAAGAAATCATGTGCTTATCCCAGATGTCCAGAATTAACTAACGATGTGTATTGTAATGAACATGCATCGCTTAGACAAAAACAATATGATCGTTATAATCGAGCACCAAATCATGATAAAAAATATGGTAGCAACTGGAAACGAATACGTGGACTTTATGTTAAGAAACATCCACTTTGTGAGAGATGCTTGAAGGAAGGTAAAATCACTCCTGTCGAAGAGGTTCATCATATCATACCTCTTTCTCGTGGTGGTACAAATCAGTTCAGTAATCTTATGTCACTATGTCAAAGTTGTCACACGAAGATCCATTATGAGTTAGGCGATCGCAAATAGGGGTGGGGGATTTAAATCTCTACGAGCTATTAAGCTGACACCGAGCCTGGGGTTTCGTGCGAATTTTTTTCATTTCAAAGGGGGTATTAACTAATGGCTAAAGATGGCACTGCTAGAGGTGGTGCGAGAATAGGTAGTGGAAAGAAACCTATCAAGAAAAATAAGGTGGAAGTGTTAAATACAACCTTTTATGATATGGCTGAATTTGAAACACCAGATGAAATAGAAGGTGTAGATGTTCCACCAATCAAAGATTATTTAAAAGCAAAGCAAAAAAATGGTAGAGATTTTTATGCAGAGGATATTTTTAAAACCACATACTTATGGTTAAAAAAACGTGGTGTAGAAAAGTTAGTAGGCAATCAATTAATAGAACAATATGCAATGAGTGTTTCTCGTTGGATTCAATGTGAGGAAGCAATTTCAGAATTTGGTATGTTAGCAAAACATCCTACAACAGGAAATGCAATCGCAAGTCCATATGTTTCAATGTCACAAGCATATATGAAACAAGTAAACCAAATTTGGTATCAGATTTATTCAATCATTCAAGACAACGGATCAGCTGAAATTGACGAACTTGATCCACAGGATTTAATGATGGAAAAATTACTGAAAGCAAGAAAATAGTGAGGGTGACCGAAAGGTTGCTCTTTTTGTTTGGAGGTATGAACGTGTTGAAAGTAATAGAGTTATTTGCAGGTGTTGGTGCTCAAAGGCAAGGATTAAAAGAAGCAAACATTGATCATGAGGTTGTTGCGATAAGTGAAATAGATAAGTATGCCATAAAGGTATATGAAAAGTTACATGGAAACACACCGAATTTAGGAGACATTACAAAAATTGAAAGATTACCTAAAGCTGATTTATGGACTTACTCATTTCCATGCACTGACATTTCACTAAGTGGAAAGATGCTTGGTTTTGATAAAGGGAGCAACACGCAAAGTAGTCTATTATGGGAGGTTCAAAGATTACTTGAAATAGCGAAAATCAATAATGAACTACCTAAATATCTCCTAATGGAAAATGTAAAAAACATTGTATCAAAAAGGTTCAAATCAAACTTTGAAGAGTGGATTTCATTTTTAGAAGAATTGGGATATAAAAACTTTTATCAAATTTTGAATAGTAAAGATTTCAATATTCCACAGAATAGGCAAAGGGTATTCATGCTTTCCATTCGAGATGATAAAGCTGAGTATTCATTCCCTAGTCCAATTCCATTATCACTTAAATTAAAGGACATGCTTGAAGATGAAGTTGATAAAAAATACTACCTTTCCGAGAAGATGCTCCAGTTTTTAAATGACGAAACAAATAGAAACGGATTCATAAGAAAGAAACAGTTTAGACCTCATAATATCGATGAATCTGATATTGCATTTACCATTACTACAAAAGCGGGCAGTAGACCAACTGATAATTTTATCGAAGTATTCGACTTTAGATATGACGAAGGTATTAGAGGGAGAGTTGACAATGACCTAAGTCCAACGATTACTACCAAAGCTGGGTCTAAAGGATTAAGTGGTCAACCATTCATCAAAGTTCCACAAGCTACAAAACAAGGGTATGCAATAGCTGAAATAGGTGATGGTATTTACACAAATCGAACCGAGAGTAAGCGAGGTGTTGTCCAGAAGGAATCAGTACCTACAATAAAAACGAGTCCAAATGATTTAGCCGTTGTTGTAGAT